TGGCCTTAAAAGTAAAAACAGAAGTGGAGAAGTTAAACACACAGGTGTTGTACCATTCCTCAAAAAATTTGAGGCGACTGTCAGATGCTGCACTCAAAATGGCATTCGAGGTGGAAGCGCGACTGTCCACTTCCCAATCTGGCACCAAGAAATAGAAGATATTTTAGTTCTTAAGAACAACAAAGGTACAGAAGATAATCGAGTAAGGAAACTTGATTATTCCATTCAAATCTCAAAAATCTTTTATGAAAGGTTTATTAAAAACGAACCAATCTCACTCTTCAGTCCACACGACGTTCCAGGTCTGTATGATGCTTTTGGTACTGATTCATTTGACGATCGCTATGTGGAGTATGAATCAGATCAGTCTATTCCAAGAAAGACTATCGGTGGTCAGGAACTATTTTTCGACCTCTTGAAAGAAAGAGCAGAAACTGGTAGAATCTACATCATGAACATTGATCACTGCAATTCTCACTCTTCCTTCATGGATAAAGTTGAGATGAGCAACCTGTGCCAAGAGATCACACTTCCAACCAAACCCCTTCAACATATTGATGATACTAGTGGTGAAATTGCTCTTTGCATTCTTAGTGCTATCAATGTTGGTAAACTCCGTGACCTTGAAGATCTTCAGGTTCTTTGCGATCTTACTGTTAGGAGTCTTGATGAGCTCATTGATTTCCAACAATATCCCGTCAGAGCAGCAGAAATTGCCACCAAAGCACGTCGTTCCCTTGGAGTAGGGTATATTGGTTTGGCACACTACCTTGCCAAAAATGCCAAGAAGTATAATGATTTTGAGGCATGGAGAATGGTTCACGATCTCAGTGAAGCATTTCAGTATTATTTGATTCGTGCCACAGTTGATCTTGCCAAAGAAAAAGGTGCTTGTGAATACAGTCACCGCACCAAGTATGGTAATGGAATACTTCCAATTGATACATATAAAAAGGATGTAGATGAGATCGTACCTAATGAGCTTCACTATGATTGGGAGCGTCTTAGAGAGGATGTCAAACAATACGGTGTACGGAACTCAACACTGTCCGCACAGATGCCTTCGGAGAGCAGTTCCGTTGTGTCAAATGCCACAAACGGGATTGAACCACCTAGAGGGTACCTGTCCATTAAGAAGTCCAAGCAAGGACCTCTTAAACAGATTGTTCCGCAATATGCAACTCTTAAAGGAAATTATGATCTCCTTTGGGATATGCAGTCCAATCGTGGTTATATTAATATTGTTGCTGTGATGCAAAAGTTCTTCGATCAAGCAATTTCGGGTAATTGGAGTTATAATCCAAAGCATTATCCAAACAATGAGATCCCAGTGTCTGTTATGGCACAAGATCTTTTAACTACATATAAGTACGGTTGGAAAACCAGTTACTATCAAAATACCTATGATATCAAGACTGATGAGGTAGAAGAGACTACCGAATCACTTGATAGTATAGTTTCTCAATTAGCACAAGCAGAGGAGGAAGAGTGTGAGTCTTGTAAGATTTAAGACAAATAAAGAAGAAATGCCAAAGGTCGATTCGATGACCGTTTTCAATTCACAAGAAGTTGATACCAAAAAACAACCGATGTTTTTTGGAAAACCACTAGGTATTCAAAGATATGATTCTTACAAGTATCCAATTTTTGATAAACTCACAACACAACAATTAGGTTATTTTTGGAGACCAGAAGAGGTCTCCCTACAGAAGGATCGTGCCGATTATCATACACTGCGTCCTGAACAGAAGCATATCTTTACTTCTAACTTGAAGTACCAGATCATGCTGGATTCTGTTCAGGGTCGTGGTCCTGGTATGGCATTCATTCCTTATTGCTCACTTCCAGAATTGGAAGCATGTATGGAAGTCTGGGGATTCATGGAAATGATTCACAGTCGTTCATATACCCATATCATCAAGAATGTCTATTCAGATCCTTCAGATGTGTTTGATCACATTCTGACTGATGATCGTATCGTAGAACGTGCCATGAGTGTTACTCAGGCATATAATGACTTCATTAATGCTGCACATCATTATGACAATTCTGCTGAGTGGCAACATGCATTAGAGCAAGTCCCCTACGCACAAGAGGCAAGGTATGAACTCAAACGCAAACTCTTCAGAGCAGTTGCAAACGTTAATATTCTTGAAGGTATTCGCTTTTACGTATCCTTTGCTTGCAGTTTTGCTTTTGGCGAACTCAAACTTATGGAAGGAAGTGCAAAGATCATCTCACTAATTGCAAGAGATGAGAATCAACACCTTGCCATTACTCAGAAAATTCTGAAAAAATGGGCAGAAGGTGATGATCCTGAGATGAAGCAAATCTTCCAAGAGGAAGAGCAGTGGTTGATTAGTGCATTTGAAAATTGCGTCAATCAAGAAAAACTTTGGGCAGAATATCTGTTCAAGGATGGTTCTATGATTGGTCTGAATGACAAACTGTTACAACAGTATGTTGAATGGATTGCCAACCGTAGAATGAAGGCAATTGGACTCAAACCGATCTATGACATACCCGCAAAGAATAATCCACTTCCCTGGACGGAACATTGGATTTCGTCTAAAGGTCTCCAAGTGGCTCCACAAGAAACGGAAGTTGAATCGTACATTGTTGGAGGAATTAAACAAGACGTTACCGAAGATACCTTCGCAGGATTCTCTTTGTAAGGGAAACTGTAAATGTAACTGTATAAAAACTGAAGATGCATTAGCAATGTATAAGGAAGCAGCCCAAGCAGATGATTTTTTGTTTGGTAATTATGATGGATATAAAGCATATGGAGAGGGTCTATAAGACCCTCTTTTTTTATAAATATTCGTATAAAGGGAAATTAAGAAATTAAGATGAAAGCTTTATCACAATCCGAATACGGAGAACTTAGAAGTCTTTATGAGCAGATGTATGCTCCAAAAGAAGAATTGGAAATTAATGAAGAACTCATTAATGAAATTTCCGATGAACTGGTAGAAGAATTTATCGAAGAAGGTTATTCTGAAGAAGATGCTATTGAGATTGTTGATGAGGCAATTGATTTTTATGTTGATGCAGTTCTCTGCGAAGCAAGTGACTCATATTATGATAGTGCTGTGAGAGCATCGAAGAAGGCAGCAAAAGGACTTGATAAGGCAGCAAGACAGAAGAAAAGAGCAGGTCAGGCTAGGTATTACAAGAGAAAGGCAGGGGAGGTACTAAAAAGAGCAGGAGACAAAGTAAAGGGTGCTGTTGCAGGTGCTCAGATTGCTGGTTCTATCGCTAAGGATGAGGCAAGAAGAGCAAGTAGAAAGGCAGTACATAGTGCTACCAAGACAGCAGATGCTGTTAAAAGTGCCCCTGGAAAGGCAATGGATAAATCAAAGAAGGGTATCAAAGGATTTATCAAGCGTCAGGCACAGAGAGTCGTAAATCGTATGAGTGAGGAGAACGTAGAAGAACTCTACAAGGGCAAGCACGGACAATCTGAGAAGGAGTATATGGACTCTCGTTCAGATGCTGGTAAGCAAATCTCTGGTGACTCCAAACAATCTGGTGCTTCATACTCCCACCGTTCATTTAGAGGTCAAGGCAAACCTGCTAAACCAGGTGAGCGTCAAAAGGCACAGGGTAGAATGACTCCTGCTGATCGCAATGAGTTGGCTATTCGTAAGGCAGCACTGAAGAAAGAGGAACTGGAAGCAACTGGTCTCTTCACAGTCAAAGAGATTGAAGCAATCATGGAAGCAGAAATGAGTGAGGGTTACAAAGAGATTGATGCTAAAAAGCATGGTCGCATGTATGACAGATACAAGAAACTGAGATCTGCTGGTATCAAGGATGCTCAGGATTCTGGTGAAGCATCCGGAACCAACAGAATGAAAATGGGTAAGATGAGTGCTGCTATTGATAAGTCTGCTGAGAATCTGAGAAAGAAGCAAACTAAAGATCAATTAACCGGTAGAGGTTGATACAAAACTTACATAATACTCAGGGGGGCTTGACAAGTCCCCTTTTTTTGTGTAGACTACCTTTGTTAGGGTTGAAGGATAAATAATAGCTCATTGAGATCTATAAGATGAGCTATGAAAATCAGTGGACTTATGAAGGGAAAAATTTTAACTCTGATTCTATTGACGAGTACTTTGGCTTTGTCTATTGTATTACCAATAAGTCCAACGGACGATCGTACATTGGTAGAAAGTATTTCTGGTCGTTTAGAAAACCACCAGGAAAGAAAAGGAAAGTAAAACAAGAATCTGATTGGAAGAAGTATTATGGTTCTTGTCCAGAATTAAAAGAAGATATTAAAAAGTATGGTAAAGAGACCTTCAGTAGAGTTATACTGAGTCTGCACACGACTAAAGGTCTCTGCAACTATGAAGAAACCAAACAACTATTCTTAAATAATGTCTTATCTGAGGCACTTGACAACGGCACTCCTGCGTTCTATAATAGCAACATTCTCGGACGCTACATGCGAAAAGATTATGGTAACTTTGGAAGACACTCTGAAGACAACTCATGACTGGGCAGTTGACAGAATGCACACTCTATGTGAAATGGAGACTTATGACGTGCTAGAGTCCGTAGAGAATGCTCATGCGATTCAATCTGAGTTTGCCGAATGGCTTGACCCCAATACTGAAGACCATGAGATTTTTTCTTTGGAATATCTTGGTGAAGATTGATTCACTAAATATCCCGTGCCGTGAAGAACATTATGTTCTTGTGACGGATGTCGAATTCTATTAATTTAATGCTCAACAAAATTATTCTTGGTCTGCTTGCAACTTCTATTCCAGCAGCATGTGCCTATCCTTCGATTAGTCAACTTGAAACTCCACCTAAGGTTGATGTTTCTGTAAATGAAGAGAAGGCAGTTGTTCTTGAAGTTGTGGAGAAGACCTGGACATGTCCTTCCTGTAATGAAAATGAGAAGTATGTTCTCAAAGAACTTCAGGAAAAGACAAAAATTTCAGATCGTAATGCACTGGCAACGATCTTAGGTAATATTAAGTCCGAAAGTAACTTCCATGCAAATATCTGTGAAGGAGGTGCAAGAGTTCCTTATAACCAATGCTATAGTGGTGGTTATGGTTTGATTCAATGGACTTCTATCGGACGTTACAGAGGACTTGGCAAATTTGCACTTAAATATAAATGTGACCCAAGTTCATTAGAATGTCAAACTCGTTATATGATTAACGAAAATGTTTTCCAACGATATCTTCCCGAATTTGAAGGTTCTGGTCGCACAGTATCTCAATATATGGTTCCGGCATATTATTGGTTAGGTTGGGGAATTAAAGGATATCGTGAACACTATGCTTATGATTACACTAAAAAAATGGTACTGGCATGACAAAATTCTTGAATAAGATTAAAAACACAATCAGTAAAGTTCAAAAAAAAGTTGAGACACAAACTTCTCTTCTTCAAAAAAAGAATGGAAGTTATAAAGTTGAGTGTGTAATTGATGAAGAAAAGGTTGATTGTAAAGATTTTCAAGAACCTTATATTGCAGTTCCAGCACCTATAGTTTTACCTGACGATCCTTGGTTTGGAGAATCAATTAAAACAGAAAAAGGTATTAAATATGAAGAGAAAATTGCCGCAGAATCTAAAATTAAAGAAGACCAAAGAAAAAAAGAGATTGAAGAAACTAATGAAGTTAGAGAGCCTGACAACATTCACCAAGTAATGTACGAAATGGCAACTAAGAACTGGACTACTGTTGGTGAAACGCAAGGTGGTTCTGAAAACTTCCAAGAAGGTCCTGGTGGTTGGAACTCTGGCACTGGCATGGGGCAGTTTAAATGAAAAAATTTCTTCTCGCTATGATTCTTGCTGCTTCTCCTGCAATTGCAGGAGAATCAAAAACTCCTAAAGAATTCTATACTATGGACTCTATGGGTTGTATGCTCCTTCGAGAATGCACCAAAGATGTTCAACAAGTTTTTAGTATCAAGGACATTTCTAGTTCTTATCCCGATAGTGATTATACTAATGTTGCTGATGAATTCCACAGAATGCTTGTTTCCCTTGATCAAATCGGAGTTAAGGTGTTTCTAGCAGATGAAAAGTATTTTCCTGTCGGACATCGTGGGGTTTAT